AGACAGAGTCAGCAATACTTTCCAAATTTCTATCAACAGAGCAGTAATCCTTCCCTAAAAAATCAGAAGGTGAATACCCTTGAGATTGGTATGCTGCAGCTCTCAAACCTAGAGAGTTTGGAGTCACTTTTGAGGCATTATCACCAGATTGAGCTTGATATGTTGGAGCCCTCAAGCCAAGATTATTAGGTTCAACCTTGGCAGAATTGTCAGTAGATTGGGCTTTGGTGGGTAAGAAATCATAAACCCTAACTTTAACACCATGGAAATCAACATAAATCTTGTCAATAAAGTAGTTATCACCATCATCAACACGCAGCAAAGGGAACTGTTCAGTGAGAAGACCAGAATGTTCAGGATACAATTTCTCAAAGGTTTCTAGGGACATTGGGACAAGAGAGGGTTCCTTAGGCTTCGCAAACATTTTCTTCATGGCGACATAAAATAAATAACCAGTTAAAATAGTACCAGCAAGTTTGAAGCCATTAGTAATAAAAGTAAACTTTTTATTACGCTGTTCCAACAAATGTGCTTGAAACCTCGTATAAAATTCTTCATAAGCCTCATGGGGATCGGGGTCACTAAAAAAGCCTTGAGAAACATACTCACCTTCTCTCCATCCGCGATGTTCTAATGTAATAACTTCATCGGCAGGATTTTGCATTGAAAACAATACTTCCTTATCTGGAGGGGAGTCAAAATAGGCCTCAAGACTTAAATCCTGAGGCTCATTTTTTAAAAATAAGGAGTCATAAGCTTGAGCTAGTTTGAGTTTGGCACGCTTTAGAAGATTGGGTTTAACAGTTTTGGTAATCTCGCCAGAGGATATAAGAACACCACGATGAATCTTTGAGAACAAAGACTTATCAACCAAATAGCTCTGTGGGTCAAATTGAGGTGTTTTAAAATAAATGGCAAATGACTTAATATGAGAAGATTCAGGTAAAGGAACAAAATCATGAAGAGTCTTCTTCCATCTCTCGCCTTTTTCACCAGAGAACATAGCAGGAAACGTTGCATAAAGCTCCTCGAGATTATCAAGGAGAAGGTCATCTTCAGTGACAGGAACAGCATTTTCACCATAAGTTTTCAAGCAGGTTCTAATCATCTCCTCCTTAAGTGTATCGCAAAACTTCTCATAATAAACTTCCTTGGTTTTACAAGATTGAACAATAGCATCCACAAGTTCGTCACCAGAGAGAACAACTCCAGTTCTAAAAGTATGATTACTGTTAGCAACAAATTTGCGTTCATGGAAAACTACATTATCAAAAGTAATTCTAGTAATGTTAGCAGGATCAGGTCGCTTAACGCATTCAATTTCATACATAAATTCAAGACGCCTTTTAACGGCGCCAATGTCTTGAATCTGAGCATTGTTAGGGATATAATCAATATTGGTGGTCATACAGATGAAGCGGGACAAGAAATCTTTACCTTTATCTTCAATTCCAGCCATATTTAAAGGAAACCTATTCTGATTGACCATAGAAATAAGTTTGATATAAAAGTTGGTATACGCTTCAATAAGGGCAGCTTTATCTTGGTCGGCCTCATCGAACATGGCTACAGGCTGAGATTCATATCGAGACCAAAACTTATCACCAGGGGGTTGATTATAAACGACACTACCAGGATTATCAATAATTTTTCTAGCAACATCCTTGTCCTTAGAGATAGCAAGAGCAACCTTTTGAGCTATTATATTCATCATGGTAGTCTTAAAACAACCAGGAG